GTTCATGAGAGAGTGGCTGTCACTCTACGACTCCAAGTCAGGTGAGCGCGGTATCTTCTCTCGCGTTGCTTCTCAGAAGCAGGCAAAGAAGTACGGTCGTCGTAATCCAGACTTTGAGTTTGGCACGAACCCATGCTCTGAGATCATCCTTCGCCCTAATCAGTTCTGCAACCTGACTGAGGTAGTCGTGCGCGGTACAGACAGTCTGGGTGACTTAACTCGTAAAGTAAGACTAGCAGCTCGTCTCGGGACGCTTCAGTCAACGCTGACTCGCTTCCCTTATCTCCGCAAGTCATGGACGGTAAACACTGAAGAAGAGAGACTACTTGGCGTGTCTATGACTGGCATTATGGACAACACCTTAACAAATGGAAAAGACGGCGAGGACAAGCTCGTCGAGGCGCTCAACACACTGCGCGAAGTAGCAGTCTCTGCCAACAAAGAATACGCTGAGAAGATCGGCATTCCGCAGTCGGCTGCAGTGACCTGCGTCAAGCCGTCTGGTACCGTGTCTCAGCTCACTGATACTGCTTCCGGCATCCATGCTCGCCACAACCCATACTACATCCGCACGGTACGTGGAGACAACAAGGACCCACTCACTAAGCTCATGAAGGACATGGGATTCCCTAATGAGCCGGACGTGATGAAGCCGGACGCCACTACTGTATTCTCTTTCCCAGTAAAGTCACCGGACGGTGCAATTACAAGAAACGAGATGTCTGCGATCGAGCAGCTAAAGATGTGGATGATCTACCAGCAGAACTGGTGTGAGCACAAGCCATCGGTTACCATCTCGGTCAAGGAGAATGAGTGGATGGATGTCGGAGCTTTTGTCTACAACAACTTCGATGAGATCTCTGGAATCTCGTTCCTTCCGCACTTCGACCACGTGTACCGTCAGGCACCGTACCAAGACTGTGGAAAGAATGACTATGAAATGCTCGCGTCTCTAATGCCTAAAGAGATTGACTGGTCTAAGCTAGCAGAGTATGAGCAGGAAGACAATACTAAGGGATCCCAGACGCTTGCCTGCGCTGCTGACGGGTGTGAGATTGTCGACCTATAAAGACCTAAAGATAGTACAGTATGATAGAGGCAGCATGGGTGAGTTTATCTCTCTTATGCTGCACTCTACTTTCTATGAGCCAGTCTTACAGCATAGAAAAAAAGAACTCAACAGCTACAACTTTATGCCATACGATGGTTCTCTAGACTCTCTACTGTATGATACTTACAGGGTAGCAGAGTCTGTAAAGATACAGAATAGACTGTTTGGAACTTGCGCGTATGAGTGTATGATGCAGGGTAGAGTTGAAGATACTAGAAATATCTTTAGCCATATGACTAAGTTGAGAAACGTCTACCCGCAAGAAAGAGCAGATGACTTATACTTTAAAGGTGGATATGAAAACGTATATCTAGAATCTTCAGAACCGGAATATGACTTTATAACTAGAATCCATAACTTTCATAAAATAAAGATAGAGGAATACTTTCCGGACTCTACTATATACAGCGTATTCTGCCCACCTGAGAAGCGATGGATATTTAAGTTCCTTTACTTCTATAAGAAGAGTCTAGATAACAATAGAGAGAGACTCAAGCGTGGGTTGATTGACTTTTGGGACTTTAACTGGAACATAAACGAGAGCTACAGCGATAGATATATAATGATAGATTGCTATGACCTCTTGACTGGAAGCAATCTTTTTTTTAATGAGACTCTATATCCTATAATCAAGCAGAATTCGGAATCCAACTTAGAAATATTGAGAGAATTTAATCTCGACCATAGATTGGACAATGTTGCAAGTGATGATCTTTTAGGTATAGCCAGTAGTTTTTTTTAATCAGGAGACGATCATGGATATCAATCACATTGCAGAAGTACTCGCAGATCTCGTCAAGGACGACTCTGTAAGGACTGAGATCTACACTCGCATTCTAGAAGACATGGACCAGTGGGACATCGGCGAGATCGAAGAGGGTGTAGACCCTGTTCTCGACGCGCTCGTAGAAGACATGCACTCGGACGAGGAAGAAGAAGAGTTCGAAGAAGATGAAGACTACGACGATGACGACGAAGACTCTTCTGCTGACTGGAATTCTACAGACTCCGAATGAGGATCATTGGAGTCGACTATAGTCTGAGTTCACCGTGCGTCTGTGTCTTTGATGGTGAAGAGTTTAGGTATGATCTGTGCAAATTTTATTATTTGACAAATAATAAGAAGTATGATATAGATATATCTAATATGTACGGCGACCTCCACTTAGACTATACGTCAAACGAGCAGAGGTACTACAACATCGCCAACTGGGCGCTATTCAAGGTACAGGAAGGCGATGTTGTCTACATGGAAGGGTACTCCATGGGTTCTACGGGCATGGTCTTCAACATTGCCGAGAATGCAGGCCTGCTGAAGCACTACCTCTTCATGAAGGGCAACGAGTACCACGTAGTCGCCCCCACGGTAATCAAGAAGTTCGCTACCGGCAAAGGAAACGCGAACAAAGAAAGACTTCAGGAGTGCTTCATAGAAGAGACTGGAGTAGACGTAAAGAAGATGCTGGATATGACTGAGAAGCAGTGGAACCCATCGTCTGACGTAATCGACGCATATTATATAGCTAAGTATGGATACACACAGGAGTTAAACAATGTCATTGTGGAAAGCAATTAAAGACTGGATCGGCATCGCATCTGCTAAGGAGATCGCCGATTTGAAAGAAGCAGAGAAGAAAGTAGCGTCTGCAGCAGACGCTGCTATCAAGCAGTCTCTAGAGAACATCGAGGCTCTCGGTCAGAAGATCGAGGCTGAGATCGATAAAGACGTAACGGCAGTAAAGAAGCGCGCTCGCAAGGCGTATCAAGATACTGCTGACATGGTCAATACTGTCGAGACCATGGCAGTGAAGGCTGTTAAGGATAAGAAAGAAGCTACAAAGAAGCTCGCCACCAAGATCGTTAATCGAAAGAAAAAATGAGTGAAGGCGATATAAGGGTATACCTCGACGGTAGCGTTCCAGTTATCGTCGGGGAGTGTCCAAGGTGTAAGAACGGCAATAGAGGTCTAGTCTTAATAGACTACGTAAACAACCCCGTTCACCCAGACAAGAGCACCATATACATGAAGTGTATACAGTGCGTAGGCGTCTGGCAGACAAACATTAATAATGTAACAGAGGACTAGATCATGGCAGGTAAATCAAAGCGCGCTAAGTACGTATCTAAGGGTAAGTACCCGAGTGTCAGCAAAGAGACTCTCAAGTCAGTACGTCAAGACCGTACGGCAGTCGACAAGATAATGGACCAGCTAAAGTTCTGGTCTCGCGGAAAGCGCACGGTGGTAACCATTCCAAACCCAAACAAGAATGAGACTAACAGGCGCTTTATTAAGGTAGAAGGCAACCACTCTGGTGCGTTTGGTCCATGGAAGCGTCAAGATGATCGCAAGAACAGGACGACAGTAAATGATTGACGTATACGGTAGGTCTGGCTGCGAGTACTGCACAAAGGCTCAGCAGCTTCTAGACTACAGGAAGATCCCATACAACTACATCCAGCTAGGTATCGACATTACCAAGGACGAGTTTCTAGAGCAGTTTCCAGACCAGAAGACGGTACCGCTCGTAGTGGCACACGGCATGAAAGTCGGTGGATATGGTGAGTTGTTAGAATACGTTGAAGAGACTTCTGGAGGATACGCGCATGACATCTAAGGCTGAGATCACCGATATGCTTTCCGAGAGGATCGTGACGGTTAAGTTCAAGAAGGCAGACGGCTCTGAGCGAGTAATGAAGTGCACGCTGATGCAGTCGATGATACCTCAGACTACTAAGACTGTGGCTGAGACAAACAATACAGTCAAGGAACGCAGAGAGAACGATTCAGTAGTAGCTGCGTGGGACGTAGAGGCTGAGGGCTGGAGATCATTCAGACTGGACTCGATAATTGAGATCCAATAAATAACTGTAATGGAATTGACACTCGGCACATAGAGTAATGTCAATATATTGACAAGCCTGAGTAACTTTTTTTGATATATAAGAATAATAACAAAAAAAGAGAGTGCAATGTCTGACATTTTAACTACGCCACTTATGGCAAAGCTTTTATCAGGACTTGGTGGTCTAATCGGTGGAGCTGCCTTCATGGCTTTTTATAGACCCTGCAACGTCTGGGATGCTTCTATAAGATCTGGTCTAAGCGTTACAGCGGCCATCGTCTTCTCTCCAATCGTCATCGAATACTTTCAGATAACAAGCACTGCTGATAACCAAATGGCTGCTTCAGTAGTGCTTGGTTTCTGCTCATGGAGTATCCTATCACTAGCGGCTAGGTTCCTCATGAGAGTACAAGACGAGAAGGTAAATATAAAGCTACCTGGATTTTTAGAATCAAAGAAGTGAAATAGGATTTTTTATTATGGTTGAAGTGAATGAGCTGAGTAAGAACTCAAGGGGTGGCACTGAGCTTATGCTCGAGCGTCTCCACGGTACGCTGCCTGCAGACCTTCTGGATAAGTTCCAGATCATACCGAGTCGCGTAAGGGACATCGATCCCGACCGAATTCCAATCCTCTGGCTTCACGACCTCCCAAACGACCCAGAGTCCCAGCACCTCAGAGAGCCAGAGCTTCGCAAGCGATTCAAGAAGATCGTAGCCGTGTCTGACTGGCAGATGCAGATGTACAACCTAATCGTCGGCCTACCTTACCAAGAGTCGATCGTCATCAAGAATGCCATAACTCCTATTGACATTGAGAAGAAAGAGTTCGATGGAACAGTCCGCCTCATCTACCACACCACGCCTCACAGAGGACTCGAAGTCCTCGTCCCAGTTTTTGAGGCTCTTGCTGAAAGGCATGACAACGTCGTACTGGACGTATTCTCGAGCTTTAGCATATACGGCTGGAGCCAGCGTGATGCTCCCTATGAACACCTTTTTGAACGCTGCAGAAATCACCCAAAGATTAACTACCATGGAGCCGTCTCTAATGAGCGAATTAGAGAAGAGCTCAAGAGAAGCCACGTCTTTGCTTATCCAAGCATTTGGCCTGAGACCAGCTGCCTAGCAGCCATCGAGGCGATGTCGGCCATGAACATAGTAGTCTGCCCGAACTACGCTGCGCTGCCAGAGACGACCGGTAACTTTGCCAATATGTACCAGTGGTCAGAAGACAACAACGATCATGCTAGTCGCTTCTTCAGCGTGCTGGACGGTACTGTCGAGCACATAACAAAGAACGGAGTGCCAGACTCTCGCCTAGCACTCCAGAAGACCTGGACGGATATCACCTACAACTGGGAGAACAACGTCTCAGGCAAGTGGGAATTCCTATTGAGGAACCTGCTTACCTAAGCCACTCTCGGTGGTATGTAACTAGCTTATCTACCATATAAGGCTCAAGCGGTCCACGAGACGTAAGACCCTCGATGTAGTGGTCGAGATCCAGACTCTTTAAGTCACAGAACTCGACCACCAGCGACCCGAGCCTCTCGGGGATTTAAGCTACTAGAGCGGCAGCGCGCTTAGCAGCTACTGACTTGATCGTGTCGAGGTTCTTAGCCTTGATCAGACCAGAGTCGACTGCTGCCTTGGCAGTCTTCTTCTCGGCGAAAGCCTTACCGACGCGCTTG